GGCCACTTTTGCCGCGTCTGCGCGGGTCTTCGTCTCCGCTATCGCCGCGTTGTACAGGTCAATGTCCTGTGCTCCAGCGGCAAAGTCGGCGGCAGCCTGGAGTCCGGCATCGTCGAGGTCTTTCAAGCCACTGATGACCTCCGAGCGTCCCAGCTGGCTCAGGTTCTTCTGCCATGCAGAGACGTCCGGCTGATTGTCCAGGCTGGAGAAGCCCGCGTCATCTGCCCGAAGGTTGCCGGTGTCGATGCCCGGCACTTTCGGCGCGGCCACGACCAGCGCCTGTACTTCCAGCGCTTGGTTCAGCCCGGTCTGCATGGCGTCCCGGACCTTCTCCCAGCCGGTCTTGTCTTGCATACCATTCACAAGACCCTGCAGAACGTCGGCACCCAAGCCCGCGTACTGTTCAGGGCTAGTTGCTTCCATCATGGCGGTGGGGATGGTGGTCTTTGCCAGCTCGGCGAACGCATCAGGAGCTAAACCGAGAGCCGACAGGTAGCTGCTCTGGCCATCCCCTGCCTGTGGGGCTGGCATGTCGGTGGGCCGGTTCTGGTCTGGGCTCAGGCCACCGGGATTGATGCCTGCCGCGACGGCTGCCGCGTTCAGGTCGATTATGGTCTGCTCCATCTCACGGATGGCCTGAGCTGTACGCACCAGGTGCTGAATCTTGGTCTCATCAAACTTTCCAAGGGCAGTGCTAAGGATGCTGACGGCATTCCCGACTACCTCGCCTTTCCCGGCCTCGGTCATCACGTCGGCGAGGGCAGCATGGAGCGCTTCCTGCGCGCCTACCTCGTCTCCTACCGAAGTCAGAGCGTCCGCCAGCGCTACGGCGTCCTCGGCGGCCCGCGTGTTGCGGTCGTCCGAGCTGTCCATGACCCGGCCCAGGTCAATCATGTTCTGAGCTGCCTGATAAGCGGCGTCAGCCTGCTTGAGCAGGGCATGAATGTGGTCGGTGGTCGAAACAATCGCCGGAGCCAGCTTGACGCCCAGCCGCTCCGCTTCCCGCGCCTGATCGTTCAGGGCCTTGGCAATCTTCTGCCGAACATCGCCCTCAAAAGTGCCGTCTTTGATGCTCTGACGGATGGTGTCAGCAATGCTGCTGTAGGCGTCCCGCTGCTTCTGGACCGCTGAAGTCTGGGTGTCGGTGGCCTGGGTGACGGTACCCGCCTGAGCGTTCCTTGCCGCCAGATTGGCCGCGTCGAGGGTCGTCTGAGCGGTTGCCAGCAGTTTGGGCCGCTCCTGCACCCGCCCGTTGTTGGCCTCCCTGACGGACTTGTCGTACTCGGCTTTGTTGATCTGGAGTTGCAGGGCGTAAGTCTGCGCAGCGTAGTCCTTCGCTGTCGCCAGCTTCTTCACCACGTTGTCTTTGTCTGCCGCGAGTTCCCTGTCTCTGATTTCGTTCAGTTTGGCGAGGTTCGCCTGAGCGCCCTTCACGTCGTCTTCCCGCAGGGCCTTCATCGTGTCGGCTGCTGCCTTCGCCGCGTCCTTTACGGCCTTGTCATGCTCAGCAGACTGCGATTTCTGGGCCGCGTTCAGGGCCTGAGTCTGAGCGTATGCGGCTGCCTGCTGGGCCTTGCCATACGCGGCATCGGCGGTGGCCCGGTCCTGTGTTCTCTGCGCCGGGTTGCTGTCCTTCTCTGCGGCCGCATATGCCTTCTGCCGGGCCTCCTCTGCCACTGCCAGTTCACCCTTGTAAATGGCGGTGCTGGTCTTCTGGATGACCGCCAGCTTCGCCGCCGCCGAGTCCGCGTTCGCCAGTTCATTCGACTGAATTTCCTTGAGCTTGTCGAGCGAACCCTGAGCCGCGTCAATCTTCGTCTGAGCCGTGCCCTCAGCCAGTTTGACGGCGTCGGCAGCTGCCTGCTTGTCGGCTGTGGCCTGCCTCTGGTTGTGAGCGTCCTGAAGCGCCATCTGCTTGGCGTAGGCGGCGCTCTGAATGGTGAACACAGCCTCAGCCGTTGCCCCATTCTTGTTCAACCACGCCTTCAGCTCGGCGTCCGCGACCCGCTTCGCGTCCCCATCAGGGCTGTCAGCAGCGGCGCTCTGCTGCCGGGCAAAGTGCATGGCTTCTGCCTGGTACTTCTTCCAGTCGGGCTTGCTTATCCCAGCGTCTTTCGCCGCTTGGGTCGCGGCCTTCTGCTGTGTACCGAGCCAGTTCACAGCATCGGCGGCGTCTTTGTTGCCCTTCGTGAACGCTGCCAGCTCATTTGTAGCAGCACGCCAGGCGTCTGCCCCGGCCTTGCCACGCTTGGCTGCGGCGTCGATTGCGTCTTGAATCCGCTGCGCCTCAGCGATGTACTTCTGGAAAGACGGAGTAGAGCCGGACGCCGGGTCGTTGGCCCCTCCGCCCCCTGGTAGACCCTGACCGATCTTGTTCCCGGCGAACGGGCTGGCCGGCGCCCGCATGAAGGTGGCGTGCGCTGGGTCGTAGAACGGCAACTCTCGGGTGTTCGTGCTGCCGCTCGCGCCTACCAGCATCAGCTTGCCGTTCCTCATGCCCTCTACGGTCTCGACGTGGTTGCCGCTGTTGTTTGCGCCGTACCCTTTGCCCCGGTAGAAGACCAGATCGCCGGGCCGGGCGTCGGCCTGAGATACCTGCACGTACCCGGCCGCCTCGGCATTCGCACGGAGGCCACCGGCGCTCGCGGTGGCCTTAATGTTGGATCCGAGCTTCGCCTGGATCTGCGAAGCCACGTCAGCGCACCAGGCGTCCCACTTCGGGTTCCCCTTGATGGCATTCGGGCCGCTCGTCAGGCCCTGGATGAAGGCGAAGCCCAGGTCGTTTGCAGTCTGGTTCAGGTTGCCGGGCTTCGTGGCCTCCATACCGAGACCGTTAAGCCCACCGGGAGGCGTCATGAACAACGCCGAAGTTTTCTGGGTGTTCTGAATATCCCAGGGTTTCGGACCGGTCCAGGTGCCGGACGCGATCTTCTTCAGCACCTCAAGGTGCGCTTGCTCGGCCTTGAGTTCTGTAGCGGCGGTACTGTCGGTGCTGGACTGGAGTTCCTTGATGCGCTTCAGGGTCAGCTCAACATCTGCGGCGTCAGCGGCGCTGAGTTTGGTGGTATCAATGCCGGCGTTCGCCCCGAGCGTGCCCGCCATGTACGCCGAGGCATCTGCCAGCGCTTTGCTGAGATTCAGCGCCCAACTCAAAACGGCTGTCATACCGGGCAAGACCGCCATGCCCATGTTGGTCTTCAGGACGTCAAAGCCCTGGCCTAGCAGGGTCACTTTGTCTTTGTAGTCGTTCGTGGCGTCCATCGCCTTGCGGAGCGCCAGACCTTGATCGTTGCTGGCGTCGGTCATGATCTTGATATTGCCGGTCACTAGATGCAGAGCGTTACTCAGTTCGCTCATGGTGCGGCCCGTCTGCTGGCTGTTCAGGCCAACGGAGGTCAGGGTCAGGCTGAGCGGCTTGCCGGCTGCATCTGCCTGCTGGGCGCCCTGCACGAAGCGCTCCAGGAAGCCCATCGGGTCGTTCTTGAGCAGCTCTTTGGTCTTCTCGCTGCTCAGGCCGATCACGTCGGCGAACCGCTGGAGCTTCGGCCCGCCAGAAGCGGCAGCGTCCTCCGCTTTCTTGTAGAAGGTGGCGAGGCCGCCGCCCGCGCCCTGGGCACGTGCACCGGTCTGGATCAGCGCGGCGGACAGGCCGGTCATCTGCTCAATAGTCAGCCCGACCGCGTGGCCCTGCGAAGACCAGAATTTCAGGAGCGCCGTGACCTGGGGGATGGCGACGCCCGATTCGGTCTTCAGTCCGACCAGGCCATTGATCATCCGGCCGAAGCCGACGGTGACTTCTTCGGTGGTCGCGCCGGTCGAGCGCAGGATCTTCACGACCTCCTGACCGACCTCGGCCGTATGGCCCAGGTTGCCGTTGGCGTCGCGGGTGATGACGCTGAAGGCCGCCATCGTCTCGGTGTAGACGCGCATCCCTTCCGGGCCGTGCAGGCCCACCATGACGGCCTCACGCCCCATCTCGGCGAGACGCTGAGTGCTGACCGGCAGCTCGGTGCTCAGGTGCTGGATGTAGCTGCCGTACTGGTTCATCTGCTCGGCCGACTGGCCACTGATCGCGCCGATCTGCTGGAGGCTCCGCTGGAACACGGCGGCCTTGTCGACACCGTCGCCGATGGCCTTGGCGAACAGACCGACAGCGGCAGCTCCAGCCACAATGGGTCCCATGCTGGCAGCCATCGCCACCATTCCCAGCTCAGGGTTGATGAACATGGCCGCCATGGCCGCGTTGTTCATGCCGCCAGCGCCGCGTATTCCGAGGGCTGAGCCTGCGGCGGCCCGCTGCGCGCCCTGCTGCTGCTCCTGGGTCCGGAGCGCGGCGGCAGCGGCAGCCTGCTGGGCCTTCACCTGGGCTTCGAGCGCCGTGGTGGTACCGGCCAGTGCACGGGTGTACCCCTGCTCTCCCACTTCCAGCACGCCCAGCCGTTCGGTCTGCTGCGCGTCCAGCACGCCCAGGAGCCGCAGGCCATTGGCCTCGTCCTGCATCGCCCGGAGAGCCGCCCGCTGGGCATTGGCCTGATCGGTCAGGCCCAGCACTGCCTGCTCCCTGGTGATGGTGTGGGCCTTCTCGGCCTCGATCAGCCGCTGGGTATCGCTGATGGTTTCCTTGATGCTCGCGTTCAGGCCTGCCACGCCAGACTGCACACCCGCTGCGAAGCCGCCGCGTGTGATTCGTCCCATCGCCAGGTCCACTCCAGCGGCGGCCCGCTGGGCAGCCTGACTGAAGCCGGTGATCTGCCCTTCGAGGCGCTGCAGTTCCACAGTCTGCTCTCTGGTCGGCACGCCGAGGTCGAGGATAGCCTGCTTCTGAGCCTGCAGGGGAGCCAGCAAGGCGTTGGCCC